AACTTACTACTTAAACCCATCTTAATTGATGGGTTTTTTGTTACAAATCACTTTATTTTAGTCTTATTAATATGATAGTCTTTAATGTAGCAACAAATCACACGTTTAAATGTATTCCATCTAGTTATAATGGTGGCGAAATTGTGTTTAATTTACGTGATGAACTCAAAAATATTACCTATTCTATTGAATATGATAATGTTTTTTACCAAAACTTTCAATTAATAATCACATTTTCGGATTTTCAGACCATCGAGGGGCAAAGTTTTGAGTGTACAATACTCGAAAATGATGCAATTACGTACAGAGGCAAGGCTTATGTTACTGCTCAAACAGATTTGGAAAACTACGAAATGAATAATGGCATATTAAAAGTATAATTATGTACGATAAACCAACGCAAAGAGTATTTGATATTCAATTAAGCAACTACATTCGCCCAGAAATTAAGGAAGTTCAGGGTAAAAAGTGGGTATTAAATGGGCGAAATAACGAATTTTACAAAACGATTATTGATGCTTACAACGGATCAACTACAAATAGTGCTATAATTGATAGTTACGCTAATTTTATTTATGGTAAAGGCATCGATTCAAACGAGAAGTTAACCAAACCAAAGGAGTGGAGCGCATTAAATACCATCTTTGATAAAAAGGAGTTAAGAAAAATATGCAAAGATTTTGAGATGTTTGGCGAGGCTTCGGTTGAAGTGAAATACTTGAATAATGAAGTAAAAAAAGTTTACCACATAGCAAAGGAAAGGGTTGCTCCAGAAGTAGCCAACGAGGATGGCGATATTACGGGATATTGGTATTCTTATGATTTTTCAAATGTTCAAAAATACAAGCCCGAAAGATATGACGCTTTCGGTTTTGGAAGCGGTGGCGGAGAGCGGTCCGAGATTTACATTATCAAAGATTACCAAGTAGGACAATTTTATTATAGCAATCCAAGTTACGTTTCCGGATTAAGTTGGGCAAAGTTTGAAGAGGAGTTTCAAAACTATTGTATTAAGCACATTCAAAACGGATTATCTTTTGGGTATATTATAAATATGAACGCTGGAGTTCAAGCGAGTGAGATTGAAATAATGGAAACTACTCGCAGGATTCGTGAGAATTTAACGGGATCAAATAAAGCTGGGAATTTCTTTTTAAATTGGAACGATAATAAAGAAAGTGAGATTACAATTACAGCGTTGGATGTTAGCGAGGCGCATAAACAATATGAGTATTTAAGTGCTGAAGCTAGGCAACAACTTTGCACCGCTCACAAACTTACTTCGCCGATGCTAGTTGGAATAAAAGAGGCAAGCGGATTCAGTTCAAACGCTGAAGAGATTAAAGTTGGATTTGCTGAATTAATGATTAACGTAATTACACCAAAGCAAGAGATTATTTTGGATGGCTTGATGGAAATACTAAAGGCAAATGGTATTAGTTTGGATTTGCAGTTTGAAAGTTTAAGAAGTGAGCAGGTTGCTGCTAATGTTTTAGATCAAACCGACAAAACAAGTTCAGATGCTGCGGTTTCTTATAACGGAGCGCAGATTGCTAGTGCGATTGATATTTTTGCAAAGGTAAAAGAGGGTATTTTGACAACCGAGCAAGCGATTGTATTCTTAGTTCAATTCTTAAATATTCCTGCAAGCGTTGCGCAAGCATTATTTACTCAACAAACCGCAGCAGTTACACAATTATCATCACAAGACTTTTCAGATTTAGGAGAGGAAATAGATTTGAACGAGTGGGAGTTGATTAGTGCCGAGCCAGTTGACTACGACAAAGAAGATGAGAGAGATGCGGAGATGGAAAGGTTAAATGAAACAACGGTTAAATTGATGAACGTTGCAATGGAGGCGGTTAGTACTGGAACTGCACGAACTAAAAGCGTTTCCGAGCAAGACACAAAGTTATACATTACACGTTACAGATATAGCGGTAATCCAAACCCTGAGCGTGAGTTTTGCAAAGCAATGATGAAAGCAAAAAAACTTTACAGAAAAGAGGATATTGAGTTAATGAGCCAAAGAAATGTTAATCCGGGATTTGGAATGAGACCAAACCCGAATCAACCTTACGATATATTTTTGTGGAAAGGTGGAGGACTTTTAAGCGATGCTTTTCCTTTTGGAACTTGCAAACATTTTTGGGTACGTGAGATGTACAGAAAAATAGGAACGGGTAAAAATACAGCCGCTCAACCATCGACTCCAGCAGATGTAAGAAAAGCGGGAGAGATAGCACCAACAAACCCACAAAAAGTCTATATCGCACCTCACGATATGTAACCTACAAATACAACTATTATGAATATTTGGCTACGAGAAAACGAACTTACAAAAAACACCTTACTAGGTGGCAATATAGATATTGATTTATACATCCCTTGCATTGCTGATGCGCAGCGTACAAGGCTTGAGGAAATACTTGGGGAAACGCTATTCAATAAAATAGATGTTGACTTTGGAAACGACGATTTAAGCGGTTTATATTTGACTTTGTTTGATGATTACATAAAACCTTTTTTGATTCATCAGAGCGCAGTAGAATATCTTTTGGTGGGTGCTTACAAGATTACAAATAACGGTATTTATAAAACGCAACCCGAAAACACCGCAGCAGTTGACAAAACTGAAGTTGATTATTTAGTAAATAACCAAAGATTAAAAGCTGAAATGTATCAAGGGCGTTTAGAGCGTTGGTTAATGCTAAACGAATTGCCAGAATATTTAAGCGCAGACAGTCAAATTGTTCCTCCAGTTTACAATAAAAGTAGTATATTGAACCGATGGTATTTTTTAGACGAAAATAATAATTATTGATATGCGAAAAACGGACAAACGGACAGAGGAAAATATAAAAAAATTAGAAAAGTATTTATCAAATGAAAACAGTAAATTTCACGCACAAACGAGGGGACACATTTTACCAAACACCGATAAACATAAAGGTAAATGATGTAGATTTAGATTTAACCGATGCGGTTATTTTAATGCAACTTCGTAAACAGCCGGGCGGTGTTGTAATCTTTACTCCAGCTTTAACGATTACCGATGCAGTAGGTGGCGACTTTCAGATTGACGAGCAAATTATTAATATTCCTGCTTGTACGTATCAATACGATATACAGATTACTTTGGCGGATGATACGGTTGTTACGTGGATAAGTGGATTGTTTATTATTAACGATGATATTTCAAGATAATGGCAGTAGATATAACGATTAACGAAACGATTGATTTGGTAGATATTACGGTTAACCCTAATATTATTGAGGTTAATGTAACTAGGACCAGCGGAGGCGGAGGCAATCAAACACTAGCACAAACTTTAGTTTTAGGCAATACAACGGGTGGCGAAAACATACTTATAAACGATGCCGATGCTATTGAGTTAGAGAATACTTCTTTGCTAAAAAAGGGAACATACGATTTTGGTGGCGACGGTGGTATATCTCGGATTTGCTCGGTAGATTATGAAGATATGTGGCAAGCTGGAATAAGACACGTATTTGACAATAATGGACTTATAAGACACTCAACAAATTGCTTTGATGTAATTCCTGATTCTAGCTTTGATAACACGCTACGTTTTAAAGTTGATTCTCTTTGGACTTTAGATAACGGAACAACTTACAAATGTACCGATGCAAGTACGGACGCAGCGGTTTGGGAAATATACAATAGTTTTATTCCAAACCTTACCCAAGTGTTAACAGTTGGGGACAAAGAATTTCAACAAATCGATAGCGATAGAGATTTTGAACTTGCAGACCGCTTAAAATATTCTCTCGTTACCGGTGGAATGACAATGACGCTAGATGATGATTTAGAATTATTCCCAAGTAATAGCCTTATTCAATTCTTTGTAGCAAACGATACAATACCAGCAACAGCAACTTTAAATATTACTGCAGGAACACAGTGTTATTATTTATCGGAAACAATTACAACCTTAACGCTAAACGTTGGGGATTTTTGCGAATTAAAAAAAGTAGGTATTGGTAATTATTGGATTTTAAACGTTTGGAATAAGTCAAGCGGAGGAGGAAGTGGCACAGTAACTTCAGTTGGATTAACTATGCCGTCTGCTTTTATGGTAACAAATAGTCCTATTACATCAAGTGGAGATATAGCTGTAACAGGGGCAGGAGCAGTATCTCAATACGTTCGTGGCGATGGTAGTTTAGCTAATTTTCCAACTTCAAGCGGTGGCGGTTCATCATTATCATTTTATCTTAATGGTTCAGTTTCACAAGGCACATTTGGAGGAGTTGCATTTAAAGAAATGGATAGAACGCCAATTCTAGGTGCTGGTACTGATTTTACAATAAATGCAAATGGTTATATTCAATCGTTTATTACAGATGCTGGAGTACCAAATCAATTAGAGATACCAGCAGGGAATTGGAATTTTGAAACCTATTTTAGCGCTTCAAGTGGTGGAGGTTCGCCATCATTTTATGTTGAGTTATACAAATGGGATGGAGCAACTCTATCTTTAATAGCAAGTAGCTCTACAACGCCAGAGAATATAACAGGAGGTACAAGTATAGATTTGTACGTTAGTGCTTTAGCAGTTCCACAAACTACTTTATTAGCAACTGATAGACTAGCAGTAAGGATTTACGTTACACATAGTGGAAGAACTATTACACTTCACACAGAGGACAATCATCTTTGTCAAGTAATAACAACTTTCTCAACTGGTTTAACTGCATTAAATGGACTTACAGCGCAAGTACAGAATTTAG